ACAGGATCTGCTGGACCCATTGGACCTACAGGATCTGCTGGACCCATTGGACCTACAGGATCTGCTGGACCCATTGGACCTACAGGATCTGCTGGACCCATTGGACCTACAGGATCTGCTGGACCTACAGGAAGTGGTGTTAATTTCTTTTATAGAAATAAAGGCGTCTTAATTAATCCCATTGTTGTAACAACTAGTTTAAATTTAACTCCTATTCTTGGACAATTACCTATCACAGCATTCAATCCCTTAATCTTTTACAGTGGTGCAACGAATGTGTATAAATGTGACCCGACGACTACATTTTTTTATTCTTTCATAGTTACGATACGAATTAGTGGTTCATATGTTAATAATATTGATTCGGAATATCAGTATGAGATTAGAAGAGCAAATGGTGTTACGCCAGTTACGTCAGTTCAATACGTTAGGTTGAATAATAATCCTCTTGAAAATGTTACTGTTGCAATAATAACTACGAGAGTGTTTCCAGGAGGAGCTGATCCCTACCAGACTGAAGGGTTTACTATCTTTGTAACTAAGAATAATGGTCCAGATTTTGTTATAGAAAATCTAACCCAAGAGATTGTATTTGAAGCTACATAAGGTTAAAATCTTTCATTTCGTGAAATGAAAGAAGTCATTTTTAATTATACATTACATGAAGCGCAGTCTTTATAGTACCATAAAAGGAAAACACTAATCAGCAGAACCACTACACCAGTTATGATCATGATTCTTTTTCTTTTTTGATAATCTTCTTTTGAAGAAAGACCCGCGACTCCTGCTCCTGCAAGAGCAATAGGAACGGCCATGCATATACCACAAAAATCTTCGCGAACCATTTTGCTATAATAAGATTTATTTTACATGATTTGGTTGAAGATTAACCTCATAATTTGTTTGATTTCTTTTCCATATTTGTTTACTCATGAGATCTTCTCGGTGGAATTGGCTATCCCTAATCCAACTGAGGCAGTTTTTTGTCTCCACGGGTTTTCTACAGTAATGTGGTTTATATGAACCCATCGGATCAACATAATCTTCCTTGAAAACAATCCCTGGTTGAATAAACAACTCTGATATGAAAGGTGTAGCTAGGTCTTTATTGTAGTAGTATGTATTTTGACCACCATGTATATCTGAGTATGAATTGTACACATTTGGATAGCCTGTAATGTAAGGGGTCTCCCACATTTGGACCTTACCATTCAGAGGGATGTTATCTAGAGCTAATCTTTGACCACTATGGGCTGGACTTACTAACCTGGGATCCTGACTGACGTATGTAAAATCGTTACACACTCGTTTACCTTCCTCACTCGTGCAAGGTATCTTTTTAAAATCAGTATCATACGAGTTTAGAGTATTTATACGCACGTAGTTATCCCTGAATTGATGATTGCAACTGTTTCTTACACTATTGTTTTCACTTGATAATTTGCTAGTCATCTTTGTTATTCATATGAGAAAAAGCGTGTAAAAAAATCTTAGTTAAGCAAAAAATGGACGATATTATGTGTTTAATGGGTAAAGTCATCATTGACATCTGCTCGGGTTTTGATGAATCCCAATTTGCGATTTTCGATGACGATGAGCAAACCCAGCTGCGTACAACTTGGCAAAGAGTCAATCAAGATATGAACAAGTTTATTAACATCCTTTCACCTGTTCAGAAGCAGCGATTGGGGGTGTGGGCAGTCAACCGTACAGATTACTCTGTAGATGAACTAATCATTGCTCTCAAAAAGTTTACCAAGTTTCTCGAATCAGCGAATTACGAAAACTATCCCAAAACGAGACGTATCCGCAACTCGACCATATTCCGTAGTAAGAAAAAAAGTATCAAGTAATTAATTCAATCATTAATCGCAGGCCGTTGAAAACAATAGGACAGTCTATGACATGCTGCTTCTTTCAAAAGAGATACGTAGAACGCGATGAGGTAGACGATGATCTGTTCCCGTTATGCCAATTCAAGTAAAATTTAACTAAATTATCGTAGTAATAACAAAATAATGCAAGAGTGGATTATGATATTTATGTATTTATTAATCGGTATTCTCATCGGGTATTTGACCTGGGGAAGATGTTAGGATATATTCATATTCCCTAGGGAATATGAATTTCAGATACGTACGAGTACAAGATGGAAAAACAAACATGGAACAAGTGTATCATGAATGCTTCATTAAGACATTCAAGGATGCACAAAACAATTTCATAAAACGCATTTGGAACACTTTTGTTAGACTGGACACTCTATGTTACTACAAACTATGTGATGTAGTAACAATCCTATGCTCTCTGAACGTGATCGCTATGGTCATAGACTCCTTCAAGTTTATATTCAATTCTATCATGATAGACTCTTTCAAACTCTTTTCAACGCCTGCTATCAAGGACTTAAACTTCCAATACGACGAAAACAAGAATATCATCAACAACCTGTATAATTTTTCACGCAATACCATTAAACAAGTCACTACGGTAGAAGTTCCTAAGAGTAAAAATAAGATATCTTTAATCTTAGGTTTCCTCTTCTGCATCATCCCTGAATTCATTTTGAGAAAGATTTTGCTTGGACCTCTCATGTTCTTTGCCCTCGGTTGCCTTCTGATGACCTCGTGGGTGGGCGTGTTCGCTTTCATTCCCTTACTTTATTTCTTGTGGTATGTTGTCAAGTTTGTGTCAAAATCTGTTTTAGTCGTCCTAGCTATCATTACAACAATTATCTTAGCCGTTGGTGTGCTTCTGATCGCATGTATGTATTTTATATTAATGACCGTCTTTATGTTTAGTCTCGGAGCTGTGATGTTTTTATTATACCCTATCCTTTTCGGTATCAGAGTTGTAATCCTGATCATTATAACCCTTATCTATTATGTCCTCGTGGGGTTATCCATTATCAAAAAAGTATGCTTCCTAAATGAGCAGTCGTTCAAAGTATGAAAAATATGTAATATAGTGTATATTAACGTTCAAGAGTATAAATAGGGTAATAAGTCTTCCAATCGTAACCATATATGATGGTTACGATTGATTTTATCAAGTGTTAAAGCTATTCCCTGTATAACAAAATGGAATGTCAAATTTGTTACTACAAATACACCTCTAAAATGAGGCGAAAATATACATGTACCGAATGCTCTGAGAGCGCGTGCACATGTTGCGTATTGAAACATATGATGGTCAACCTAGGAGATGTACGTTGTCTATTCTGCGATACTCGGATCCTTATCACTGATCTGAGGGACTACCTCTCGGTGTCAAAGTATAAAAAAATAAAAGATAAACAAGCGGACTACCTCTTTCAAATTGAGATCGGTTTGCTCGACGACACAAAGGTCGCGCTCAAAGAGGAACAGCGTATGATTGAAATGAATATCATGATTAAATGGATGCGTAAAGATGGTATGACAGACACTCATATCTTCAACGTGCTAACAGAGATGGGATACATGAAAAAGAGGTCTGATAAACACTTAGATCTCGTCCACATGTGTCCAAAGTGTAACAATCTGTTGAATCATTCAAATGTGGGAAGCAACACGTACGCGTGCGACTCGTGTAAAAGCCAAATCTGTATTATTTGTATTGAGGAAAAAAAGCCTGATCACGTGTGTGATGAGAAGGTGCTTAAAACGCTCAGTCATATACATAACACTTGCGAGACCTGTCCCAAATGTCACGCCGTAATTGAAAAGGAGAGTGGTGGTTGTGATCAAATGTTTTGTACTAAATGTAATACAACCTTCTCATGGACTACCCGCCGCATTCTTACGAAGAATGAGGTCCGTCACAATCCCCACTTTTACGACTGGCAACGACAACAGAAAAACGGTGTGCAGCGTAATCCACTCGACAACCCATGCGAGGGTCACTTTTTAATGAAATGTCAAAACGACCTCAACGAAATAACTATCATACCTGAATCGCTGGCCTCTGCAACCCTAACGAAGATCAACTATGACAAAAAAACAATTCTCTCAGTAGATAAGGGTATGTACCTAAAGTTCGTGCAGGGAATGTTGATCCATTCAATAGAGACAATCATGGGTATACAGGAACGTGATGATTTCATAAGGCAGCAATTCAGGAGCCGCTATCTCAATAAACGTATCAATTTCAAGAAATGGAAGATACGTTTCAAACAACATGTCAACACCCTACACAGGAATAATGAAACAAAGGATCTCTTATTAACGTGCCTGGATGGGCTCTATTACATTGTCCTGAGCAGAGATGCAGACACGGGTATGATTGAGCAGCTATTTAACTTTATCACCATCAGCCTCAAGGATGTACAGGATTACTACGGGAGGACGATTAACTACATCATCAGTGCTAATAATGTTATACTCCCGTACATGACCTGAAAATATCATAAGTACATGCAAGGTCTTTTTTTATATCCTTACGATAGATATAAAAAATGTTATCAAGAAATTATAATACTGGGAAACCGAGGGCACCTCCAGAAATCCTGATGATGTTGCTATTCAAACCACAGAGGATGAATTCATACGTCTGTGCATAATCTTGACCTGATCCAGCGGCTCCGTTACCTCCAGCACCAATAATAGCAGCGGCAGAGGCGGCAGGCACGACGCTCACGTTGGTCAACTTGCCATAATTGGTAGAGCCAAGGGGGTCGAGGTTATAGAAGGAGAGAGAGTACGAGTACAAATGGTACCCGGTAGGCTCTGGAATGCTGGGAGCCTTGTAGAAAGGTTCAACAAGAGAATAGTAATCGGATCCCATCTGGTTGAGACGGTTAGTATTTTCGTACGTGAAAGTAGTGTTGGCAATAGGATCGAACGCGCCCGATGGCTCAAATACAACCACCTGAGGACCTGGGACAGGGGAGGCGGACGTGTAGTTGGACCAGATGTTTGAATTGGTAATGTTTCTGACTGCAAAGAATAGAGCCTTTATAGAGTGTGAAAACCTAATGTCGTAGCTCTGATTAGGATTGGATAGAGGTGTGAAATTCTGCCGAGGAGCTGTTTGAACCTGTTCTATAAGAATGTCTCGGGGGGCACAGGCCATTCGTCTACGCTCATCGTTGGACACGATCGCGTAGTTGGCCCAGACCTGAATGTTTGTTAGCTCTGGTGTGACAGCAATATCTGTGCCGACGAATGGGGCAATGGATGGATTAACGTTAACAACCGGGACGCTGTTATCGAGGACGAGCAATTCGCTCCAATTACGGAAATTGAATGAAATGCGCATCTCGTTGTAGGGTATCGCAGCGGTGGGAAGAGACACACCTGTGTCACGAGTGAAGAAGAAGGGAAGAGGTAGATTGAGGTTCTGGCTGACGAGTGGGTCACCAGGCATGTGGGGTGCGATAAGGCTGTCTACGTTACCGATCATGTTATCATAACCAACCCGCTTACTGGCACTCACGGTGAACGCGCTCCAGAAGTCGAGAAAGTAGTTGTCAAAACGTTCGGCCACGAGATCATTGAAAGAAATACAGGCCTCCTTGATTAGGTTGTGCATAAAGTTACGTGTCCAACGAATCCTACCATTGGCTCCGAACTGGTTGCCCTGCAACAGGGTAACTTGAGGAATAGTAAGGCGGAGCCATGTTTGAAGCAAGTAGTCGCCTGCTCTGGAAATGGATACCGACCATTCCTGGTTGAAGCCAGCCGCACCCGAGGATCGGGATAGGATGACTGGTACCTGCGTGAACCATGTTGATTTGCGCGTCTCTCTGACAAAATTTGTAAAAGCATGCTTGGAACCGTATTGATATTTCTCAATCTCGTCCGTAGTGGCAAGATCAATGAATCCGCTAGTGATATTTGATCCGGTAGTAGTCATTTTTAAGATACCGAAGATAATTTTTATACAGGCCGCTTTTCCGTATTGGCTTTTTCCATTACCTCTGAAAGGTAATGGAAGTAAATCTCACCATCTTAATTATTCATGTAGATTGTTACACCACTCCCTATCGCTCCTACAATAACACCTACGATACCGGCGTAGAGCATCCATTTGGTCCTCTCAATCTCCTTGAAACCGCTAGAGTTGATAATGGCGGGCGTGTCAGGTACAAGCCCTGGCCCCTTTATCTTCTGTTCTTGAACCCAACCGTTTGCAGAGTCATACCTAAAAATGTACATGTACATTGGATTGTGTTGATTAGTATACACGTACACATCATCAGCCGCGGGTTCATCAAGCATGGGTAAGTTGTACAAAGAGTCACCAGCTCGTCGGACCGTTGGATTAATGTATCCCCAGGCAATTCTGTTGAATGGATGCGTGGTGATAGCGCTTCTAGGTTGCCATTGGATAATCTTCTGAGACCACACCCCGGTGATTGTCTTGAGGTATACATCAACTTTCTTCGCGACGTTTGGGACTGCAAGCGATGGATCTATGTTTGGGTCGATATCTCCTTGAAATAATGTAGGATATCGTAGCAGTTTAACATTATCTGGTTTGATTGCCGTTTTACATTTATCAGATACATTTGAGTAGAATTTGGTCACTGGATCATCTAGGCGTGTGTATGTACCATTCTGGGCAATATTGATACCCTGCCAGTCAAAGGCCTGACATGTGTCGTCGACCTTGCACGCGTTTGAGGCGTCCACTGTGTTGGCGTATACCTCTGAGGACTCGCGCATCCCTGTTGCCGCGCAAATGGGTGTATTACTGATGAATGTGGAGAAACCAACTTCCTTCATAACCTGCTTGCTTCTCATGTAGTAGAGAATAAGAAAGACGATGCCCACGACTAGTATAATTGGAAAGATAAATTTAAGTATGGCTTTTCCTACGACCACTCCCCCTATTACCGGCATTCCTATGAACACAGCGAGGAGTGCGACCAGTACCCAACCTGAGAGACCTTCCGATTTAGCGCTAGCTGTTTGGGATAGTTTTGAGGATAGGTCTTGTATGATGCGGTTGTTGGATGTTGCCTGTTCTGTACAGTTTTGGAGTATGTTATACATTTGCTGAAACATGTTATCCTGAATGTACACATTTCCAGAGACTCGTTTTACAACAATGGCCTGATGTTGACGACTGAAAGCCTTGCAAGTCTGACCAATGGTTGTGAGGAGGTTGATTGTCGCTTCCATGAGTAAATTCATCGTGTTCTGCGCGTCTGAAAACTGGCCTATGTTGAGTCCCGACGTGACACTCTTGGCTTCTTGCGCTAGTTCTTGCATGATGGACTGTTGGGCCTCCTCTGTGGATAGGGCGTCTAGGAGCGCGTGCATGTTGACAGTAGCACGCTGTGTAAAAGTGTTACCAGAAATGTGAACATCACCGTGTACGTCGCGGACACTAACTATTTGGGTCATGTCCTGAGACAACTGCGTATTCTGGATAATAGTTGAAGAGACTTTGGCCACAGCTTTGGTGACGGCGTCTGATATATTTTTTGATATTGAAGCTCCCATTTTATCAGGTTTAGATTATGTGTGTCATGTTTACACGAATTGCCATTCATTGGCGCCAGCACTATATTGTAGTTGGTTAGTGTCTGCTGGGGCACCGGCTTGAATTGGGATACCTGCAATGGTGGTTGCACCGTATTCCCATTGTTTGGTCGTTGCGTTGTAAACAAGGAATTGACCTGCGGTTGGGACACCAGAAGCAACCTGGATACCTGAAATCATGTACGCATTGCCATTCTCGAAACGCTTTTCAATCTCAATGTTAGGATCAGTAGACATTTTTTAGTAACATAGATAATTTTCATTCAATTTCTTCTCTCACCTCACTAGTCGAGTGAGGAAAAAGTTGATGAAGGTACATCGCGTCTGATGGTGCTCTGTCATTAATTCTCCGGTGTTTCTCCGAATCTAATGCCTCAGAAATGCTCTGCAGCCTTGCAAGGATTTGAGCAACTATGTCCATCGTCATAATCTTGCTCATGCGGGCCGTCTCTGATAACCTGTAGGCAGCGTGCATCTTCCTCAAGAAGGCATCGTTACTGGACAGTTCCTGAGAAGGCATACACATAGGTTGAGGGGTGCCATCAAACAGGGTAAAGTTACCTTCATCCCTTGAAGGTTTGTAAATTTTACGCTCGATTGTTTTGAATGAGTTGGTGAGAGGAGTGATTGAACGTCGCAAGTAGGCATCTAGTTGAGACACCCAAAACGTGTTGTCGTCCTGCCCTTTGTCAATACAGTCGCCGAATTCGAAGCAGGGCGTGTTATTAACATAAACGTACGTACTATCATCATGACAGAGTTTACATATAAACGCTGACGCAGACGTTAGCAATAAAATAGAGAATGTGAGTGAGAATAATTGCATTTATCTAGTGTAATATATTTCTTAGATCATATGAGCTTCATTGGTAAATATTAGTTATATCATGGTATATTTTCATTACCTTTACAGGTAATGAAAATTTGATCCTTTATTCCTAGCGCACTCGCGAGCAAGAGCGGGAACGGGAAGAGCGGGAGCGAGAACGAGAACGGGAGCGAGAACGGGAGCGAGACCGAGAACGGCGGCGGGTTGCGAGTGATCTTTTCTTCGCACTTTGGGAAAGGATCATTCGCGCAATAGTTCGCTCTGTCTTGGTCGTTCTATAATTTCTACAATGACCTGTTTTCTGACTTCTGTACTGATATGATTTGCAACGGGGGGACCTGGACCTGGATCTAGATCTAGACCTGGACCTGGACCTACTGCAACGTCTTACTGATCGTGTTTGTGGCATTCTTTTTACCCGGTCAAGATAAATTTTCACGATTTATGAACGATTTCTGAAAGAGCTGATTTTTTTAAAACGTGTAGCTGGCGGTGCTACCAGTCGACTGATAGTAGACTATACCCACGCCGATAAGAGCTCCTACTACCGCACCCATTTCTTTATATTGCCATTGGTTGCCTATGTACCAACCGGCAACGGCGAGTACGACGACAAGTACTGCATAGAGCATATAAGTTAGCATTTCTGAACCATCTGCCATTATGAATCTTTTGTTTAACGGAGATAATTTTTTACAATTTGTGATCAACGCGGGTGTTGTGAAATATTTTTTTAAGAATATTTTTCATTACACGCCTCGCTGCTCCGCGTACATTATGAACGCTTCGTTCAATTCCGGCACGCGCGCTTTCCCGTCGCGCAGCGCCATAGCGGCCGCATCCGCCACCATCCTGAGCACGCTATTGCTCACCTTCCCTAAATTACCAACAACGCTAAACCCTGATTTGCACGCGTCCAGTACATACTTCCATTGATCTTTTGGCGATACTATGTATGAGAAGGGAAGGTTTATCTCTTCATCTTCAAGATTTTCAAAGTTTACTTTCTCCTCGTAAGGTATGCTTTCTTCATGCGCAGCCACCTCCTTTAACCGTTGCCTTTCATACATTGGCAAATCAGCCCACTCGGGACCTTCGTCATCATCACTGCCGTCACTGCCGTCGTCGTCATCAGTCAAATCATCTATATCTCCAAATAGATCATCATCGCTAGCCTGATCTCCGTAATCGCGAGTGGACTCATTATCTGAATCATCATCTCCGACTCCGCTCTCATCCGAGTCGTACATTTCAACGAAATTCTCTACAAACTCCTCATCGCTAGGATTACTGAATAAGATTTCCATGTATTTGACACTTCCTGTGATTGGGTGATTCCACTTGGCCGCCCACTTCATACCTGGTTTGTACACCACATCTTTAAATTCGGCAATGTTAGGTAACGCCTGCTTGGCATCTGAGGAGAGGTTCAGCGTAACGTCTGCGGCTGTTATAGCACGTCTGATACGCCCCCGTCGCTCGTCTTCCAACAGGTTTTCAGTTGAACCTACGGGTCCCTCTTGCCCAAAGTAGATACACATGTCGTCAGCGGCAAAGGGTGTCGCGGTGCACGTATGACCATCCACCTCAACGAATCCATGTTTATACTTGGTATCATTATTGCTCATAATTTTGCTACGCTTCTTATACTTGGCAAGCACATCAGACCAATCTATCTCTTCAAAGTTTATGAATGGTTGATCTTTACCCAAATACGTTTTAAAATCTTTCCAGTAATTGTCAATGAAGACCTGATCTTTCATGTACGCCGTAGCGGATCCTTGCGATGTAATTAGAGCCGCGTACAGAAACGCCGCTTTCTCCCCCTCAGGAGAAAGCTTGTAATGATATTTGTACTGAGAGTGATTGTTATAATTTTTATGTTTCAGCACGGCCCCCATGTACGGCTCCTTTCCGTATTGAGGGAGATATGGACCCAAATGTCGAATCTTCTTCCATTTGGGGACATAGGATGGTTGTGAAAATCCATCAATTCCCCCCAGGCGTTCGCTCAGGTTCATGAATATATCCTTGTCACGCTTGTCATTGAGTATAATGCAGCTCTCGTTGGTAGACTGATCTATTTCGAAATTAACATCCACGCGTTCGTAGAATGTTTTGAGAAAGTCAATTGCATCTTTCCTGTTAACGTTGAAGCAAAACCTTGCCATATTTTTAGATAGCTCAGAGAAATCCTAATGCACCGCGAGGTACTTTACTGTATTCATTTAAATACATGTTTTCCGAAACAATCGTTATCGCAAAATTTGAGATGCTGCGGAGGTTCCCCTCCGATGGACGCGTAGTAATTCTCAAACACTTCCTTGTGGCATTCAGAGCAATAACTAGGTGTCATTTGAGTGATTAGTTCTCTTAACTTTTGAAAAAGACCGGGCGCTAGTATAGTCGTAGCCCTCCTCCTACTTAGTATAGGCCCGACAACATCTGGAAGCACAGCGGGTAAAGCAACCCTCGTATCTTCTAAGGAAACAGATGTTCTTTGATTTAACTGTAAACGCCTCGGGTTCATACGTCTTCGGACCACTGGGTCGTTCTGTTTGAGTAAATCGTAATATTTGTTTTCTATGCAACGTCGGACGTGCTTAATTTTCTTCATGACAGGGGTCACGTCAACATTTGGTTCTCCAAAGACCTCGGGAAGTAAAGTGTCGTAATCCAAATGGATGAGCATATCTCCATCATAATCTTGTCTAATAATTTTCTCATGGTATATCTGAGGTTCGTCAATTAGAATTGTTAGGAACACTAGAATGCGTGACAGATTTCGGGCCAAAACGTCGTTGGTCGTAATATGTCCAAACGAATTAATAATAGCTTCTACGTATAGTTCAAGTTGCCTACCGCTGTCCATGGATTTGAGGATATCATTGTCCATTAACATACGCTTGGCTATATCGATACTCATGGCATCTATAGGTGTGAATTCTCGAATCCAATCTTTCTTTGACGCATTGTACATGTCTTCCGTCTCAATGATGATTTCGTCGTTTGCCGTTACGTATGCAACCCCACCAGGGATGAATTCACGTTGACCATCACAAGCCATCTTATACCAAGCCGCGCTAACCTTATACCAACCATCTTGTACCTCTACTGGTATAGTTAGTTCAGGAGGACAATCTTGGTCGAGATTTCTGAGAGCGAATCCTCTAATGACTTGGTCAGTGAAATGGAACATCCATGGAGCTCGTTTGTATTCGCTCTCGCATTGAGAAAGTATATAATCTGTAGCGAATGGAGCGGCTTGTACTCTGCGTTGTTTAATTATACCATCGTTTTCTACAGGTATAATAGTTTTATATTTCCTATCTGTTATGGAAGGTAAAATATCTCCCTTTATTAACACGTCTTGAGGGATTTTGAGTGGTAAGGCTTGACGACGACTGATTAGTTCTTTCATACTCTCTACGCGTGCCTGCACGTAGTCTTGTTGTTTGAAAATTTCAAAGTATTGTAATATGTTGTCTGAACCATCCTGGTCAAAGTCGTTGAAAAACGTTTGCACGAGGGGAAAAGGGATACCCGTTTTGAGTATGCTGAATAATTTGACTATAGCTCTGTCTAGGTTTGGATCTGGGACATTACGGGATTGAGTCCAACCAGCTTCAGCTACAAATTTGTCTATTTCATCAACCATCTCATCCGGGTCCATGTCTACAAAGTGTCGGAAAGGAAACCATTGATTTACTATCCGTTTAGGCCTCGCTTTGGATGCGGCAGCTTCACGTTTCTTGAAGATTTGCGCCTTCTTTCCACGCAATTTCTTCTGAGGACCCTTCTTTTTCACTAAGGCCATTACATTATCTGTCATTTTATCATCACCAAGAAATTCAGGAACGATGCGGGATGCGTGGAAAGCACGCCCGTGTATCCAACTGACAGATCTTTTCCTCGGTAAACTAAAAGCCATGTTACTAATAGAATATCGTATCAAATTACCTCTTAATCTCAATCAGTACCAGGTAGCTCATCTCTATACCATAATGGAAATGTCAAAAGAGTTCACTTCGTTAGGTGAAGGCGTCGAAATCTTGGAGAATGTACCATGTGATTATGCGTGCTTACCTAAACCTGATCATTCAAGAAAGGGAGTGGGTGATGTTCAACGTACATCAAAACGTTATCACATCCCTTCCACGTTGGCTGAGGTCGCTGGTCTGACTGATTGTATTTTAGCCGAGTCGGCATTCAACGAGTTTCCACACTCAAAGACCATCATCATTGCAGAGGCTGGTGCAAAGGGCGAGTTTACGATAGACACGATATGTAAAAAGATAGATGAAGAAAATAATATATTCAAACTACCTCAGGTTATTTTGGACAAGTGCTCTGTGGTAGACATAGACGTTGTTAACGACTCGTTACCAGATGTTCTTCATAAAGATGAGGAAGATCCAAAGATTGTTTTGGGATTGAAGAGTGACTGGCATAGATCGCTCATCCCCGGACAGTCCATGATCGTGCACAAGCTGGTTTCAGTGAATAGCGGAGAGACTAAGAAAAAGACCAAGGAGGTTGTTAACACCCTAGTGATGGATACCCTACGCAAAATGTTTACATTGTTTCATCGCAAACTGTTATGCTCTCAAGATAGATGGAAAGGTCTCAACATGGCAGATATTAGAACGATGGAAAATGAAACGAAAGACGTGTTGGATAGGAAACGAGGCGATGACTAAACAGATGCGAAATTACGATCATATGACATACTTGCTGGTTTCTTCACGAGTACTATAATGATAATTATCAACACAATCACAACGACAGGTATAACCATCCACCATTCCAGTTGAAATGGTTCTGCTGGAGGAGCTTCTATCTGAAATATTTCACGCACCTTCTCAGGACCTGCTTCATAGAACGCGTCTTTCTTTGATCTTTTGATTGCTTGTAATTTGACCTCACTTATTTCTTTTGG